TTGGTCGGGCGGTGGATAGCCCCCCCCCCTACCACAACATCTTGTGTCAACGTGCTTGACCAACCACTACATGTTGTGGTACCAGACTTTCAGTGACTTGCGACTGCCGACCGACGTTAGACCGGACGAGCCTCACGCCTGAGGGCTATATGCTCGTTCGCGACGTGCGGATCGCCCGCACGGGCACGATGCTTTACGGTCCCGGCGAGACGCCTGTCACCCCCGCAGACCACGGTGCCCCGACCGTCATCAGCCGAGGGGCTGACGAACTATTTGACCCAGCCTTCCTCGACAGCCTCGTCGGCAGGCCGGTCACCATCAACCATCCCCGAGAGTTTCTTGGCGTCGCCAACCACGCCGCCGCCGCTGTCGGCACGATCCTGTCGGCACGCAAGTCGGCTGACGGTACATTTGCCGTGGCCGACTTCATCCTGACTGACCAGGCCGCGATCAACGCCGTCACCGATGGCGTCAGGGAACTGAGCATCGGCTACGAAGCCGAGTATGTCGAGGAAGCCCCCGGCGTGGGGCGCCAGCACACCCTTCGGGCCAATCACCTGGCCATCGTGGAGCGCGGTCGCTGCGGCGAGTCGTGCTGCATCACAGACTCCAAGGAGACTCCCATTATGTCGGACTTTAAAACCAAGCTGTTTGCGGCGATTGGCCGTGTGATTGATGGGCACGGCGACGCAGCGAATGAGCCTGCTGCTGAGCCTGCTGCCGAGCCTGAGGCCGAGCCTGCTGAGCCTGCTGCCGAGCCTGACGCTGAGCCTGCTGCCGAGCCTGACGCTGAGTATGACGCAGAGCCTGACGCTGAGCCTGACGCTGAGCCTGACGCCAATAGCACCAGCGCGGCGATCGCGGCGCTGGGCACCAAGATCGACGCGCTCATGGCTATGCTGATGGACGCGGTCACGCCCGTAGCCGACGCGGTGCCGGCCACCGACGCAGCGCCAATCATCGACCTCGACGCCGACACGATCTCGCGTGGCGAGATCCTCGCCCCTGGCATCAAGCCTTGCGCCGACTTCAAGGGAGCGGCTCTTCGGGCGTTCGCGGCGACTACCGATGGGGCGGCTCTTGTCGAGCGCCTGCTCTGCGGCGCCGAGCTCGCTGACGTGGACACCGACACGATGTTTGTTGTGACGTCAACAATGACGCGCGAGGCGCGGCGCGAGTCGATCGCTACCGCGTCCCGCGTGACTATCGACAATCTGCCGGGGCTGATGCCCGGCCCGATGACCCCTGAGAAACTCAACGCCCAGAACGCGGCGTTTTGGGCACAGACTCGGCACTGAGAAAGTCCTGATTCGATAAACAACGCCGCCAAGCGGCACAGAGAGAGGTACAAAAACATGGCTCCTGCATACACCTACCGTGCAACCGCTGGCGTCGCTGGCGAGATCACTCGTCCCGATGACACGCAAGTCGAAAGCGGCATTATTGACACTGCGCTTCCTCCGCTGCTTTACGGCACCGCTGTAAAAATCAGCAACGCCGGACTCGTGCAGGCGTGGGCCGGCACCGACATCGCCACCGCCTTCGCTGGCATCGCCGTCCGCGAGGCACCGTCGATCGCTGGCAGCACTGCCCAGGCCTTTGGCGGCAGCGTGCCGAATCCACTCAACCCGATCGGCGTCATGGTCTCGGGGTACGTCAACGTGAGGTGCCCGGTTGGCACGCCGATCAAGAACCTCCCGGTCGCGATCTGTGTGACTGCGGGCGGCGGCAAGGCTGTCGGCGACTTCGGCACCGTAGTCGATGCCTCCAATCTCTTGATCCCCCGACTCGTCTGGAACGTTAACGGCGTCGATTCCAACCTCGTCTCTGAAGTCCGATACCTCTAAGCGAGGGAATAAAAGGAGCATCGTAATGAAAACCCAAGATTCTACCCTCGCCTACTTCATCAACCAGCTGGACTCATTCGATCCGACTCTGCACCAGCCGCTGACCAACGTGACGTGGTCGCGTGACATCGGCCTGCGCACTGGCATCTCGATGGCGAACGAGTCCACCTCGTTCACCCGTAACGCTTTCGGTTCGGTCGGCACGCTGAACACCGGCAGCAACACCGCCGGCGCGAGTCAGGGCGGCGGCAAGCCTTGGCTCAACCCGAATTCGAGCACCATGCCTTCGGTGTCAATCGACCAGGAGCGTGTCGTGCAGCCAGTGCGTATGCTCGGGCAGGAGATCAGTTACACCAGCGTCGATCTGGAACGCTCGCAGATGACGGGTGTGCCAATCGACACGCAGAAGCTGGAAGCCCTCAACTCGATGTACCAGATGTTCATCGACGAGCAGGTCTATGTCGGCGATGCGGCTGTCTCTGCGAAGGGTCTGGTGAACAACGCCAGCGTCACGGTCGGCTCTGCTTACGGCGCGGTCTGGTCGGGTGCGACTCCCGACGCGATCCTGACCGACGTGAACGCATCGCTGAACACCGCATGGACGGCGTCTGGCTTCGCGGTGTGTCCTGATTCGTTGCTGCTCCCCCCGGCGCAGTTCGCGATCCTGACCGGGTCGAAGGTCTCGTCCGCTGGCAATGTCTCCATCCTGGAGTACCTCAAGTCGAACTCGCTGGCGATGAGTGTCAACGGGCGACCGCTTCGCATTGAGCCAGTCAAGTGGCTCAGCAACGCGGGCGCCGGCGGCTCGATCAATCGCACTGTGTACTACACCAACGCGACGAACTATGTCCGTTTCCCGCTGGTGCCGATCCGTCGCGAGACGGCTTACTACCAGTCGATCCGGTACACGTCGCCGTATATCTGGGCAATGGGTGAGGTCGAAGTGATCTACCCTGAGACCGTCCTGTATCGCGACAACGCCTGATCTAAACAACGACGCAAGGCCAGAAGGTGACACGCTATGGATATCACGCAATTCAGAAAGGACTTTCCGGAGTTCTCGGATGTTGCGTTGTATCCAACAGCGATGGTCACCTTCTGGTCGGCCATCGCTGAACAGACAACGTCGCAGCCTAAGTACGGCGACACCTACACCGCAGTGGTGAAGCTCGCCACCGCGCACTACATCACGCTGGAAGGTTTGAACCAGAAGACAGCAGCGAACGGCGGCACGCCGGGCCAGTCAGCTGGTGTTGTCTCAAGCAAGTCGGTGGGCGATGTCAGCGTTAGCTATGACACAACCATCGGGACCATCACTGGCGACGATGTCGGCCAGTGGAACGCGACAACCTACGGTCGCCAGTATTTCTCGTTGGCTCGCCTGTTCGGCGCGGGGTGTGTGCAACTATGACTCCCCGCGTAGTCGTGGTCACAGACAGGACCCAGGATATTCTCAAGACAGTTGGGAGTATGACGGGGCGTTATGTCCTTGTCGGCGTCGCCGACAACGACAACGACCGGTCGGAAGATCCCGGCATCGGCAACGCTGCGATCGCCTACATCAACGACAACGGCTCGGCCAAGCTGAACATCCCGGCCCGGCCATTCATGGTCGTTGGCGTTCAGCAGTCCTTGCCTAAAGCGACAGCGGCGCTGAAGTCCTACGCCAAGCAGGCGTTGACTAAGCGCGACCCCAGCAAGATCGAACAAGGCATGGCTGCGGCTGGCATGATCGCCCGCGACGCGGTCAAGAAGCGCATCACCAGCCAGGAGGGGTTTGCCCCCCTGTCGTTTTACACGCTGCAGTCCAGGCTCAAGGGCGGTTGGTTCGCTGGCCTGAAAGAGGCGCGGTCTTCCGGATCGTTCGGCGGTGCCAAACGCAAGGGAGGCTTCTCCGGGACCAAGGCGCTGATTGTCACCGGCTCGCTGCTCAACTCGATCACCTACGTCGTCAAGAAAAGGAAAGGCTGATGGCGAACATCGACGTTTCCTTCCTGCTGTCCGACCCCGACTTCGGGGACACGTTCACGCTGATCAAGCGCGGCGTCTCGGTCAATTCGGTCGGTGAGACGGTGCTGACAGAAACCAGCGCGGCGGATGTCGTCGGATCGGTGCAGTCGGGATCGACCGACGATCTTGTCCTGGCTCCTAACGGCGCTCGGTTGTCCGACATCATCACGGTCTACTATGGTGGCGAGTTGTCGGTCGAACGCATCAGCGGCTACAGTGACGTGATTGTGTGGAAGGGGCGCCGCTACACGGTGCAGGACATCGCCGGGGACTGGAACAACTACGGGGCTGGATACACCAAGGCGCTGTGCGTCCTAGAGGCCATCGTCAGTGCCTAACACGTCAGCCACAGGCGGCTATCTCACGCCAGAGTCAACGCCTGTCGTGGCGCAGGACGCTGCTTTGCGTGCGTTCATCCACAACATCATCGCCGGCGTCACTGGTCTCGCGAACGATAGGGTACGCCAGGCGTGGCAGGCTACGCCAGCGCCTGTGCTCCCGATTGAGACAGACTGGGCGGCGTTCGCTGTCGTGCAACAGAGCGGCGACTTCGATTCGTACCTGTCCGAGAATGACACGGGGCTGACGGCGAACGTACGCCGAGATGAAGTGGTTGACGTCTTGTGTACGTTCTACGGCCCCAACTGCCAGCGGTCGGCGGCGCTCTTGTCCGACGGGCTGCAACTGTCGCAGAACAGAGCGGCGATGCAGTCGGTCGGTGCCGGCTTAGTCGGGTTCAGCCCGACCGTCCATGCGCCGGAGCTTTTCAACGACCGATACATCGACCGCGTTGATACCACGATGACACTACGCAGACAGATACTGCGAGCATATCCGATCCTGTCTTTCCTCGCCGCTTACGGCGACGTGGAGACCGAAACAGAGTCCCAGCAGTGGGTCATTGACCCTCAAGGAGTGATACCGTAATGGCACTTGAACTTAATGTTAACAGGCTCGTTCGCGTCAACGTGGTCTTGTCCCCGCTTGCAGCGCAGCGCCGAAGTTTTGGCGTGCTCTGCGTCGCCGGCAACTCGGCTGGCAACCCGAACCAGATCAGCAATTCCGAGCGGATTCGCTTTTACACCGACATGACCGGGGTCGGTCAGGACTTCCTGACCACTGCTCCTGAGTACACGGCGGCGGGGTTGTACTTCTCTCAGACTCCCAAGCCAGAGAAGATCGCGATCGGCAGGTGGGCGTCGGCTGCATACGCGGCGACGTTGACTGGCGGTGCTCTCACGGCGGCAGAACAGACGCTGGCCAACTGGACGAGCATCACCGCCGGTGCCTTCAACATCACCATCAATGGGACACCATCCACGATCACTGGTGTGAACTTCTCGACGGCCACCAGCCTGAGTGGGGCGGGCACCAGCGTGATGTCGCTGCTTGACACGGCATTGACGAACGCGACGGTTTCATTCTCCAACGGCTCTTTTGTCCTCACGTCAACCACGACTGGCGCAGCATCGACGATCACCTATGGGACCGGCACGGGGACTCTCCCCAACGACCTGTCGCTGCGATTCAAGTTCACACAGGCCACTGCTTTGGCGATCGGCCAAGGCGCTATCGCTGAGACGCCGGCGGTGTGTGCGACCTCTCTGATGAACGCCTCCGGCGCGTGGTACGGCCTGATGTTTGCCTCGCTCACCGCGATCAGCGACGCCGAATACAATGCGGTTTCGGCTGTCATCCAGCCAGCGACACCGTCAAGAATCTTCGGGATCACGTCTGGCGGCGCGGGGCTTATCGACTCGACGGTGACCAACGACATCGCATCGACATCGAAGGCATCGGGGTACACCAGGACGCTGGTACAATACTCTCTCAACCCCTACGCGGCAGCGTCGTTGTTCGGAAAGGCGCTCAGCGTGAACTACAACGCCAACCGCAGCACGATCAATCTGATGTACAAGCAGCAGCCGGGCGTGACGCCAGAGGGGCTGTCAGAGACTCAGGCCGGGACGCTCAAGACAAAGCGTTGCAACGTGTTCGCCAAGTACAACAACGACACCTCCATAATCCAGTACGGCGTGATGTCTGCCGAGTCTTACATCGACGAGCGCACTGGTCTCGACTGGTTCTCCGACGCGCTCCAGAATGCAGAGTACAATCTGCTGTACCAGAGCAAGCGCAAGATCCCGCAGACTGACGCCGGGCAGCACCAGTTGGTGACCGTCGCGGCGGCGGTCTGTCAGGAGGCAGTGTTTAACGGACTGGTGGCACCGGGCCAGTGGAACGCTGATGGATTCGGGCAGTTGGAACGCGGCGATTTCCTCTCGGAAGGGTACTACATCTTCACAGCGCCGATGGCCTCACAGGATCAGTCGATCAGGGAAGCCAGAGTCGCGCCTCCAATCACTATCGCCCTAAAGCTCGCCGGGGCAATCAACGAGATCGACATCACTGTCGATGTGAACCGCTAAGGAGATTGACCAATGGCAACATACAGCTTTACGGACATTGTCGCGGCGATCACCGGGCCGGGTGGGACCATCCCCCTCGGTGCCGGAACGGGCGCAAGCGAGGGCGGCATCACCATCACGGCGTCGAGCGACAAGAACACAATGATGATCGGCGCCGACGGGTCGGGTATGAATAGCCTTATGGCCGACTCGTCCAGCGAGGTTACGATCAGGCTCCTCAAGACGAGTCCCGTCAACTTCTTGCTCCAGCAGCTATACAACTTCCAGACGGCGTCTGCGTTGACTCACGGTTACAACACGATAACGGTCACCGACATCGTGCGCGGCGACTTCATCGTGATGACCAGTGCTGCTTTCAAAAAGCGTCCTGATATCACTTACGCCAAGGAAGGCGGAGACAACGAGTGGGTTTTTGATGCGATCAAGACCACGCAGATCCTTGGCATCGGGACTCCTGAGATCGCATGATGAGCGAATCTGTCATCGGGGGGTACACCTACCGTATCGGGAAGCTGTCGGCGCGGGATCAATTCCACGTCATCCGGAAGCTGGCCCCGTTGATGGGTTCACTTGGCAACGCATCCAAGACGGGGACTGACGCAGAAGCGTTGGTCCCCATCGCGACCGCGCTCGGCGAGATGTCTGACGATGCCGCCGACTCCATCTTGTTTGAGTTGCTAAAGGTTGCTTCGCGCAAGCTGGAGAACGGTATTGGCTGGGCGCCCGTCAGCACGGGCAAGCAGCTAATGTACGCAGACCTCCCGCTTGCGGATATGCTCCAGATCGCGTGGGCGGTCTTCCAGGAGAACTTCGCGGGTTTTTTACAAGGGCTCCACGGGGCTGGGAGTCAAGACAGCCCAGCACCAAGCGGCCAGTAGAGTGGGTAGGTCTTCCCGGCGGATCTGATTGGTTGTTGCGGCCAGTTACGGAGGGGATGATCAAGTACGAATCGTTGATCGATGGGTCGGTTGACCTGGGCGATGTCGCCGACTGCAATGATGCACTCGACGCTAGAGCAGAGAACGAGCGGCGTTATATGGAGGCACAGAAGTGAGCGGCGAAGTCATCAAATCCTACCTCGTCAAGCTCGGCTTCGATGTCGATGCGAAAGGTGTCGGCGCCTTTAAGTCCACACTGTCCGGTACCGCGTTCGGCCTCGCTGGCCTTGCGACCGCCGCCGCCGCTGCCGGGACTGCGGTGCTCGCGTTCACCAGCCACGTTGCCAACGAGATCGACAAGATCGGCGACCTTTCCGAGATGACCGGGATAGCCGCTGAGACGATCGAAAAGTTCGGCTTTGCCGCCGAACAGTCCGACTCCTCGCTTAGCGCGGTAATGTCTTCGTTCCAGGGTCTCAGCCGAATAATGGGCGAGGCGTCGCTTGGCATTGGTCGCGGCGCGATGACGTTCAAGAAGCTCCAGCTCTCGGCCAAGAAAAGCAACGGCGAGCTCAAGACCACAGAGGAGATGATGACCGATATCGGCAAGTTGCTCCAAGGGAAGTCCTTGCAGGAACAGCTTGCCATTATGACGAAGCTCGGGATCGACCCGTCGCTTCGTAAGACGTTGATGCAGGACAACACCAAGTTGTTCACTGAGTTCGCCCAGATCGAGCGGGTCTTGGGCGTGAACTCTGAGATGTCCACCCAGCGGTCGGGGGAGTTCGTTGACACCTTTGCGCGGCTTCACCAAGTAGCGAAGAAAGTTTGGGAAGCGATCGCCGTGAAGCTCATGCCGGGGTTTACGCGCGGCGCTAAGCAGTTCACCGACTCGCTGCTCGATAACCTGCCGAAAATCACTAAGCACGTCATGTTCTTGGTAAACACCCTCGTCGGCATGATCAATATGCTGGTGAAGATCGGCGCGGGATCCGTTCGGGTGCTAACGATGATGGACACCGCGACGAACGGTGTCACGACAGCCGTGATCGCCCTCGGCGTCGCGTTCAAGCTCCTGAGTATGAGTCCGATACTGGCCGGGGTCACCTTAGTCCTCGCCGCCATGACGTTGCTCTATGATGACTACACAGCCTTCGTCGAGGGGCGCCCGGCGTTCCTTGATTGGGAAGCGATCATTGCGTGGGTGGATAAGATCGTCCTCGCGTTCGTGGTGCTGGGGACCGCGATCAAAGAGGCTTTCATGGGAGGATGGGAGTTCGCCAAGGGGATGATCAAGCTGCTTTCCCGCGACTTCAGCGGGGCTATGGAGAACTTTAGTGCGGGGGCCGAAAGGTTCTCGGGCGCGAAGTCTAAGGCCTACGACGCTGGGAAGGCGCAGTACGCGAGCACGACGATCAACCACACCAGCACGACCAACGTCAACGGCGCCGGCGATCCTGTCGCGGTTGCGCGCAACGTGACAAACGGACAGTCGAAAGTTGTCGCCGAGCAAGTCCGCTTCGGACAGTCGTTGGTGCAATGACAAGCCTATTCAGCCCACCGCCCCCGGCGTACTTCATCCCCCAGCGTGCTCTGGCTACGTTCTCCGCGTACCTCACCATCGAGGAGCGGGGGACAGACGATCTGGAGATCACGCAACACCCAATTCAAGATGGGGCATCGATCACCGATCACGCATTCCTAAAGCCAGCCGAGCTGTCGCTGTCGATTGTTTTTAGCGCGCAGCAGGCGCCGTTGCCTGAGACGTACGCCAATTTGTTGGCCCTACAGGCGAGCCGTGTCCCTTTCCAAGTCATTACCGGGAAGCGAACCTACAAGAATATGTTGTTCCGTTCCTTGGGCTGCACGACCGACCTCACGACAGAAAACCTGTTGTCGATCTCGGCCACCTTGCAAGAGGTCTTGCTGGTCAACGTGGAGACGATTACGGTCGCGCCACGGGCCAAGCAGAAGAACCCCGGAGTGACGGCGGCGACATCGACAACTGGCGAGAAGCAGGTGCAGACGCTCGACAATCTTGAGAACGCCGAGCAGGTCGAGCCTTCGATATTGCAAAGCTACCTGGGGGCGCCATGAGCACCTTCGTCGTCCCGCTGTTCGCGCTCCCACAGCGGTTCCCCATCGAACTGGCGGGGTATCCATACATCTGTCAATGCAGATGGAACGGCGAGGCACCAGCCTGGACACTCGATCTGGTGGATGGGATTACGAACGAAGTCCTGTTTGTCGGTCTCGACATCGTGACTGGCACCGACCTTCTCAGCCAGTACCGCTATCTGGAGATCGGCGGCGCCCTCGTCGCCTACACAAAAGGCGAGACGAACACCCCCCCGAGCGAGACCAATCTTGGGATTGAGTCCAAGCTTTACTTCGTGGTGACCCCCTAATGGGCGTCCAGCAGTACATAAGGGACTGTAGGCTAAAGGTCGCCGACGATGCTGGCGCGGGGCTAGACCTGTCGCAACTCCATATCGTGTTCTCGATTAAGAAGGCCGACAGCGAGACGCCGAACGTTGCCGACATCACCGTCTACAATCTGAGCGACTCAACTGCGACTCGGATCAAGAAAGAGTTCTCCCGAGTTGTTCTTCAAGCCGGCTATCAAGAGAACTACGGGACGATCTTTGCGGGGAACATCCAGCAGGTGCGGATCGGGCGCGACAATGGGACCGACACTTATATCAACATCGTTGCTGGCGATGGTGACCAAGCCTACATATCTGCGGTGGTCAACAAGACGCTCGCCGCCGGATCAACGGCGCAGGACAGGATCGACGCAGCGGTGGAGCCTATGACGCCTTTCGGCGTGCAGAAGGGGTTCATCGCGGACACTGGCGCGGCTCAACTACCGCGTGGGAAGACCATGTTCGGGATGTCACGAGACCAACTTAGGACGACGTCAAAGAGCACTGGCACCACATGGTCGATACAAGACGGGAAGGTTCAGTTCGTGCAGCGCACTGGTGTGCTGCCAACGACAGCCGTGGCGATCACATCGAGGACAGGCATGGTGGGCGTCCCGCAGCAGACCGACAAAGGGGTGACGGTTCGGTGCCTACTCAACCCGATGATCAAGGTCGGTGGGCTGATCAGGTTGGAGAACGCTGCGATCCAAGAGGCTCAGATCGACACATCCAGCAGCAGCAAACAGACCAGCAGCGATCCGGCGTCGGTCGATAACAGCCTGTCCACCGATGGAATCTACCGCGTCTTGGTCGTGGACTACGTTGGCGACAACCGGGGAGGCGATTGGTACTCTGACCTGACTTGTCTGTCGGCGGATGTCTCCGCGCCTGCCGGAGAGGAGGTCAGCCCAGAATGAACCGCGCCGAACGAACTGGCGATGACATCGAGGCACTTCGCACGTTCATTGACGGGCGTCAGTCGGGGATGTGGACGGCGCTTCCAGGCGTCGTTGTCTCCGTGAACTTCGTCAAACAGACTGTCTCCATACAGCCGTCCTTGCTGATCGGCGTGCTAGACCCTGCGACGGGGGTCAGCAGTAACGTAACCATGCCGCTGCTCGTTGACGTGCCGATCTGCTGGCCTCGCGGCGGCGGCTACGCGCTCACGTTCCCCATCGCTGTCGGCGACGAGGCGCTTGTCGTGTTCTCCTCGCGCTGCATCGACTCCTGGTGGCAGGCCGGGGGCACGGCCAACCCGCCGGCAGAGAACAGGATGCACGACCTCTCGGATGGATTCGCTATCTTCTCTCCGACCAGCCAGCCGAAAAAGCTCGTCTCTGTCTCAAGCACGAGCGTCCAGCTACGCAATCAGGCCAACGACTCCCGCGTCGAAATCGCACCGGACAACGTCATCAACATCATCGCATCGGGCGGGACGGTCAACGTCACGACTGACACGGCAAACGTGTCGGCGGCGTCGGTTGTAGTAAACTCGGACACATCCAGCGTGACAGCGGCGACGTCTGCGACGATAACGGCACCAACGGTTGTTGTGACGGCGGCATCGGTTGTAGTAAACTCAGACACATCCAGCGTGACGGCTACGACGTCTGCGACGATAACATCACCCAATATCACGCTCGCCTCGTCCAATGTTGAGATCGGGACGAACACTTTTATTACACACACCCATTCCATCGGCGGGTCAGGACCGCCGATACCGGGGACATGATGCGCTATCGACGTCTCACAACAGCAGGCGAGGGATTCTATAACGTGCGGTCGGGTACTCAGCGTATCCCCGGTCTTGGTACGCAGATTTTCTTGACGAGCAGCGGCCTTATATTCCCCATCGGCTCCTTCGTGACGGCGACGGAGGTGGATGTGCCTGACACTTTCATCGCTGGGGACGTCACGGCGTACGCGGGAACGGCACTCACGATCAACTGCACGGCGTTTAGCGGGGTGGTGGGGAACGAGTGGGTGATCAACACCTACTCGCCGCTGATCCAAGGCGACATGACCTTCGGCTCTGGCAGCGGCGACTTTCTGCGTGACTCACCGGACGCCGTGGTACAGGCCGTATGGACTCGGCTACGACTGTGGACCGGTGAATGGTTCCTGGACGATACTGAGGGGACACCATACACGGGGTCGGTGCTCGGTATGGGCACGCGGTCCACGTTCGCCCCGGCTATCCGCGAGCGGATACTGGGCACTCCAGGCGTGCTGTCTATCACCGAGTTCTCATCCGGATTCGACGAGGACGCTCGCACCGCGTTCGTCGAAGCCACTGTTGAAACGATCTACGGGGCACTCGCTTTGTCGGGGAATATTTAATGGCAATCCAGAACAAACTGAACGTCACGTCTGTTGGCGTTGAATACCCAACCTACCCAGAGCTGTTGGCCGAAATCACGGCTGAGTACCGGCTGATCTACGGCGCAGACGTTGACCTCGACGCTGACACGCAAGACGGGCAACTGTTGGCGATCTTCACTCGGGCGCTCTACGACACGATGACGGTCTCCGCAGCTGTCTATTCCAGCCAGAGTCCGTTGACGGCTCAATCCGACGCGCTGACGCGCATCGTCAAGATCAACGGGATCAGCCGCATCCCGGCGACGGCGTCAACGGCTGACCTTACCTGCACCGGAACGGCGGGCACGATCATCGCCAACGGCTTCGCCCTTGACGCCAACGGGAACAAGTGGTCGCTCCCAGCCAGCGTGACGATCGACAACCTCGCCGGCACGCGGTTCACCGCGACGTGTCAGACCCCCGGTGCCATCACTGCGAACGTCAGTTCGATCAACAAGATCGGCACGCCGACGCTGGGGTGGACTGCGGTCAACAACCCACTCGCGGCAACAGCCGGGACGCAGGTCGAGTCGGATGCCGAGCTAAGACTAAGACAGGCGCAGTCCACCATGATCCCCTCGCTAACGGTTTTTGAGGGGTTGGTCGGCGCTGTGAAGGCAGTGCCAGGTGTGACAGACGCGAGGGGGTATGAGAACGACACGGGCGGCGTAGACGCCGACGGCCTCCCCGCTCACAGTATCGCCCTGGTCGTTGTCGGCGGCACTGATACGGACGTCGCGACAGCGATCGCGGCGAAGAAGTCCGCCGGGTGTGCGACCTTCGCCGCACCATCGCCAGCTCCGGTCGTTGTCGCGGTTACCGATCGTTATGGCGAGACAAACACCATCACGTTCGGGCGCAACGCCGCCGCCGTTTGTCGGATCTCGGTAAGCATCGACAAGGTCGCACAGTATGACACCTCGACCGACGCCGTGATCCAGAACGCCATCGCCGACTACATCAACCTGATCCCTATCGGCGATGACGTGTTCATCTCCAAGCTCTTCACGCCAGCCAACCAAAGTGGAACAATACAAGGCGACACCTATGTGGTCACTACGATCACGGGGACGCTCAACGCTGGGCCGACTCAGACTGTATCCTTGAACATCCCTTTCAACGGCTTCGCGACTTGCTTGCCAGCCGATGTCACAATTATCCCGGTGTAGTGATGCCGACCCGCGACGATTACATAAACCTCATCACTTCAGAGCACATCATCCGACCGCGTTTCGTCGCGACTGTTGACGTGGAAGTTCTCGTGCTTGTCGAGAACCAAGCCGTGCTCCGACAGATTCCCACGCTGTTCGACGTGGACACTGCGGTCGGGGATCAACTCAATACGATTGGCATCTGGGTCGGACAGTCGCGATACGTCTCGCAGCTTATCCAGAACGTGTGGTTTACTTGGGATGACGTGGTAGCGACGGGCTGGGCGTCCGGTACTTGGCTAGAAGATGGCGCATCCGGCGGCAACACGCTCACCCTAAACGACGAGCAGTACAGGCAGGTCATTAAGGGCAAGATCTCCGCGAATAGATGGGATGGCACAATCGCGGGTGCCTACGACACCCTTGCTGTCGCGTTCGGTGCCTTCGGCAACATCACAATTAAGGACAACCAGGATATGTCACAGACCGTGACGTATCTTCAGGGCACGTTGGCCCCAAGCGAGATCGCGCTTCTGACCACGGGGCTGGCCCCGATCAAGCCGTGCGGTGTTTCGCAGGAATTTGTGGAGAAGGCCACAGGTATTCAAGAGACATTCGTTTACCGGGCTGGCCCACTGATCGCGAGCACGACATACTTCCAGTTCACTTGTCTTGGGCCGCTGTATTTCGACTCGGCGGCATGGATCGACGCGACGCTTTCCGTGGGTCCGACAGCGACACGGGAGTTCAAGATATTCAAAAACGGTGTGTACTTCGCCAGCTTCACCTTCGCCGCAGGCGCGACGAACGCGACAACGACGATGACAACGGCTGGCGTGCTGTTCAAGAGGCTCGACTTCATCTCCGTAGAGGGGCCGAGCGTTGTCGATGCAACGGCTCAGAACCTTGCGGTTAGTATTTTTGGGTACAACTCCTGATAGGAGGGGCAAATGGCAAATGAAATTCTAAAGTTTGGGACGAACGTCCTAGCTAGCAACATCCTTACTCAAGCAGCTTATTCTGCGGCGAACCCGTCCGACCGCACGGTGGGTCACGTCCCCGGCATCGCAAAGAACACGCTGGAAAATAAGGCGCTGGTGCAGGCAACGGCAGCGGCAAACGGACTGGCCTACTGGGCGGACACACAGCAGAACACCATCGTGACCATCACGGACCAGATGCCTGACACGGACTGGCTCACTGCGATTAACGCGGCGGTTAACGCGAGCGTCTCGGCGGCATCGCTGACGGTGTCCGGGAAAGTGGAGTTGGCGACGGCGCTTGAGACTGTGCCCGCCATCCCGACACTTCCGACTGATACAGCGCGGGCTGTAACGGCTGCTGGGATGATTGACCCCAACGTCGTCACGACACAGTCGGCTGGCCGAGTACGGCTACCCGGTGGCATCATCATCCAGTGGGGCACCTTCCTCGACAGTATAGCCTACGTCTCTGGCGTACCACCCTTGCGCTCGTTCCCCGTGGCGTTCCCGCAGGCGTGTTTTTTCATCGGAGGCATCACGATGACGGCTAACGCGACGGCATGGATCGGGGCAGCGCCGACAACGACGCAGTACTCAATCGGCTCTGGAACGTCAGCTAACGCAACCATGACAATCCGCTGGTACGCGGTGGGTAACTGAGATGCCTCCATATCAACAAGGGCTGTTCTTCCCCGGTCTCTACACGGCTAACCAGGTGCTGTGGTTCCAGACATACATCGCAACCGGGACCATCACACTGACGCAGGGAACATGGTTCGCGGCGACTAGCCGCACGCCGTTCGCGGTGACAAAAGTGTTCACGGTTTCTAAGAACGGGGTGTCCCTCGCAACTTTCACGTTTGCGGCGGGGGCGACAACGGCGACGATCAGCGCAATCTCGACCACGACACTGATCGCGAGCGACACGCTTACCGTGATAGCCCCCACTGTCGGCGACACGACGGGCGGCGGCGTCGCGGTGACTTTCTTTGGAGCACGGACATGAGCACGCCAACGGTCAAGCCTATCAAGGTGGGCGACTCGATCGTCATCGTCGGGACGTACAGGCAGAACGGTGTCCCGACCAGCATCACGCCGTATACCGTCACGTCTCAAGTGCGAAACTCGTCTGGCGTTTTGGTGATGACATTCGTGGTCACACCAGCGAATCAGGCGGTTTCTCCAGGCATTTTCTCGTTGGCGCCGGCAGTTAACCCGCCAGTGCCAGCTATGCTGGTCGATGTCATGTCTTGCGACATTCAATTCGTGACAACTGCGACAGGGATCGTCCGTTCGTCGCAGACGTTTCTGATCCCTTTCGTCAGCGAGATCACGGTTCCCTGACGTGGCTGACATCGTCATCGTCCCGGCTGAAGATGCGACCATCGACATCGCGGTGGCTGGTCAGACTGGCGTGGTCATCACCGACCCGACCGACGCCACCGTCGAGGTCTCAAGCGATGGCCTGATCGACGTCCTGATCGGTGACGATGGGACGTCGCTGGTGATCTCGACCCCTGAGACGATCACGGTAGATGTCGGCGGTGGCGGCGGTGTGTCGGTGGATGTCATCGACGGTGGCATCGACGTCGTTGTCGCCATCGGGGCGGTCGGTATCTCGGGCGCGATCGGGACGGGGACGGTAACCAACGTCGCGGTGGCGACAGCCAACGGCGTCAGCGGCGCTGTTGCTACCTCCACGACCACGCCTGTGATCACCCTGACTCTCGGCGCGATCACGCCCAATAGCGTCGCGGCGGCAGGCACTGTCACCGGGTCGAACCTCTCGGGGACGAACACTGGCGATCAGAACCTTGCGGCGGCAACCCTCGCGGGGCGCGGCTCGGCGTCGGGTACTGGGACCCCTGAGACCATTACGCTCGGCACCAACCTAGTCCTTGCCGGCACGGTCTTGAACGCAACAGGGGCCGGGGCAGGCACGGTCACCAGCGTCAGCACGTCGGGGACGCAGGGAGTGTCCACGTCTGTCACCAACCCAACGACCGCCCCCGCCATCACCATCGGCCTCGGTGCGATCACGCCATCGAGCGTAGCGGCGGCGGGCACCGTCACCGGGAGCAACCTGTCGGGCACGAACACTGGCGATCAGAACCTTGCGGCGGCAACCCTCGCGGGGCGGGGCTCGGCGTCGGGTACTGGCACCCCTGAGACCATCACGCTTGGCACCAACCTAGTCCTTGCCGGCACGGTCCTAAACGCGACAGGGGCCGGGACTGGATCGGTCACCAGCGTCAGCGCGTCGGGGACGCAGGGAGTGTCCACGTCGGTCACCAACCCAACGACCGTCCCCGCCATCACCATCGGCCTCGGGGCGATCACGCCATTGAGCGTAGCGGCGAGCGGCACGGTGACCGGGTCGAATCTCTCGGGCACCAACACAGGCGACCAAAGCCTTGCGGCGTATGTAGTCGGCCCGTCATCGGCGGTGGCGAATAACCTCGCCGTGTTCGATGGCGCGACGGGCAAGCTGATCAAGGACGGCGGCCCCGTCCCTGTCGGCGGCGGCACGGTCACCAGCGTCTCGGTGACCACGGCCAACGGGGTTTCCGGCTCAGTTGCCACGGCAACGACCACACCCGCGATCAGCCTGACGCTTGGTGCGATCACGCCGAGCAGCGTCGCGGCAGTTGGCACCGTTGCCGGGTCGAACCTGAGTGGCACGAACACGGGCGACCAAAGCCTTGCGGCGGCAACCCTCGCGGGACGTGGCTCGGCGTCTGGTACTGGTACCCCTGAGACCATCACGCTTGGCACCAACCTGGTCCTCACCGGCACGGTCCTAAACGCGACAGGAGCTGGGACTGGATCGGTCACCAGCGTCAGCGCGTCTGGTACGCAGGGAGTGTCCACATCTGTCACCAACCCAACGACAGTCCCCGCTATCACCATCGGCCTCGGGGCGATCACGCCATCGAGCGTCGCGGCGGCGGGCACTGTCACCGGGTCGAATCTCTCGGGGACGAACACCGGCGATCAAAGCCTTGCGGCTTACGGCCTTCTCGCCAATCCCCTTTCGCAGTTCGCGGCCACGACGAGCGCACAGCTTCGCGGTGTGATCTCGGACGAGAGCGGAACGGGCGCGGCTCTGTTCCAGAACGGGGACATCGGTGTCGCCACCGGCACGAGCCTCGACCTGGGCGGACACCTGGCGGCAGGCACAGGCGCTAGCGTGTCGTCTACTCGCGTCGTCAATATTGTGGAAACAGCCACTCCGACAAGTGGTGTAGTACAGGGAGTCTACGTTGAGGTTGAAGTCGCCCAGCCTTCTGGCACCCCGGTCGCAGTTTATGGGGTAAGGAGCAGTGCGGCGAACTTTTCGTCTGCCGTCCCAATACTGAGTATCGAAGGTGGCAATTTCGATTCTCAGTCCGGACCTGGCATCACGACACCGATCATCCAAGGTTCGTCCCACCGTGCATGGGCGCAAGGCACGACGACCACTGCACGCGCCGTTGAGATCAATGCGCTTGCGAGCGCGGCGTCGGCAGTGACTCTGCTAGAAGGCGCGAGGATCACCAGCGAAGTCGTGGCGGGGGGCACGGTCACGACGCACACTGGCCTGCACATCGCCCCGGTAACGGGCGGAGTGACAAACTGGGCGCTGCAATCTGCGGGCGGTCAGTCCTATCACGTCGGCAACCTTCGCCTCGGCTCGACTACTGCACCGACGGCGGCGCTGGACGTAACAGGCGCGGCGCTAATCAGCTCCACGCTTGGCGTGACCGGAGCGATCACCGGCAGCAACCTCTCGGGGACGAACACCGGCGATCAAAGCCTTGCGGCTTACGGCCTTCTCGCCAATCCCCTTTCGCAGTTCGCGGCCACGACGAGCGCGCAGCTTCGCGGGGTGCTGAGCGACGAGAGCGGAACGGGCGCGGCGCTGTTTGCCAACGGCAACATCGGCGCAGCGACGGGGACGAGCCTAACGCTGGGGACCACGGGCACAGTCGAATACGGGGACAGCACCTACTACGTCAAGCGCACGGCGGGCAACAACATTGCCATCGCCCGCGCCGCAGGCGGCGGCTTCCAAGCGGAAGTGCAACTGAACGGCAGCAACACCACGCCCTTCGGCTACTTCGCCCCCACGCTCGGCAAGCAGCAGCTCGGCACCACGACGTTCCCTTGGTACGACCTCCACCTCGCTGGCACGACGAGCGGCTACACGACGGTCAAAGCTCCGGCCCTCGCAGGCGCAACTGTGGTCACGATGCCGGCGGTAACGGGCACGCTGGCGCTCACGCCTGACGTTCAGACATTCACATCGTCCGGCACATGGACAAAGCCTGCGTGGGTAACCCACGTCCGCGTGACGCTGCGCGGCGGCGGCGGCGGCGGTGGAGGCGGGATGTCTGCTGCCTCCGGTGCGCGTCCGGGCGGAGGATCGGGCGGCGGTGGCGCAGTCGTTACTCGCGATTGGCTGGCTTCTGAATTGGGCAGCACGGCCACCGTGACCAT